CCCCCATCGAACACTAGCTCCGAGGTCTAATCACTTAGAAGCCCGAAGGTCGTTCAAAGGTGCAGACAGTAAGGAGTCTGCTTCCTTGGGCCCCAGGCATGGGAGTTCCAATTACCCATGCACTGGAATCTGGTGGCAGTTCGTCTGCTGTGCGGCGGCGTCCCCTGAACAACGGGGAGCTCCCAGGCACCGACGGGATTTCCACATCTCTAATGCCAACAACGTCAGTAATACGACGTAGAAGGTCAGAGGGCACCCATCTGGGTGAAGAGTGGTCGTCCTTAAGGAGCCTAGCACCAATGTATATGGAATAAGATGGAATAAGGTAATCCACCTTAGACACGAAGTATTTCGTACGTGTCTGCTGTCCATATGTTCGGAATGTCCACATACTAGTACGGTGGTTAGCCGTCTTTGCGGTGTAACATTCCCTACCATGAGGAACCCCGAGTAGGTCGCACTTGCAATGTTTAGCAAGTGTAACTTCGGATGTCCTATGGTAATAGACTTTACCTTCCCAGTCACCCAAAAGGTGACCATCTCCATAACCATCGGGTCCGAAAACCCTAAAGTCGTGGGGAATCAAGTCTAAGAACCATCCAGCTGCCTCGAGGTCTCCACAACGGTAGTAATGATTGTGGAGGAGATAGAGGCGCCGGTATGACATATTACCGCGCAGAAACGCAGGCCTTACTGCATATCCCGAATACCAATCTGCGCCGCAGCTTTCCCTGAAGGGACCATGAGCAAAACTCTTTTTTGAGTTCACTTCAAGTCCTAGGTCTCGCAAAACATCGCGAAAGAAATAGAAAGCAGCAGCTGGGATGATAATATCATCACCATAAGTGGAAACCGGTCCGACAATCCCTAGATATTCCATCGTTGCCTCAGCGAGGCAGTGAAACGTGATGGATTCGACAGGAAAAGTCGTTCCGTTGCCCATCCCAGCATACGCCTGCATATGGAAAGTTGTTCCTTCATATGAGGTGTATCCGGACCGGATCGAAACTAACGTTTCGAACCAGTCTGGAGGCCAGGTGTGCTCGACAAGCCCGAGAGCTTGAAGTCCACTAGCATTGGTAAGGTCGACGGTTGCAATCCCGCCTGTTATAGATCCGAGGCGTGCCAACTCCCTGTTACGGGACTGGTTGCTGAGATCAATACCTGCACGCTTACAGCGAGCGCGAAGACAATCACCGTACCCATTCTGAACAAATTTGTTCATGTCGGGCTCGATGGTTACAATCCGCATTGCTGTAGCGTCCTTCGAGACGAAGTCCAATCGTGACCTGTGAATGGTCAACAGAAAGGAGTCTGTAGAACTACAATCCTCCGTTAGGAATGATTGCAATCCAGGGACAGTCGCTAGGATCTCGCCAAGAAGCGGATCACCAGCCAACTCTTCACTGCAATGACTCAATCTCGCT